ACTTTAAGTTTAGGCACTTCTTTCATGACCACTTACAGCGAAGAAGATGGGCGCATGATTATCAAAAAACTTCAGCGTGGATGAAAGAGTGGTTTGATGCTAAAGTAAAAGTTATAGATGCCGGTGGAAAGAGTATTAAAGTTATATACGTAAAAAAATTTACAAATAAAAAAACAAAATTTAAATCACCAGAATATAAAACAAAGGACCCTTATTAATGAAAACAATAGTTTTAGGACCACCTGGTACAGGTAAAACAGAAACCTTATTAACTAAGGTGGAAGAATATTTAAAAGAAACGGATCCTGATAAGATTGGTTATTTTGCTTTTACTCAGAAAGCTGCAAACGAAGCAAGAGATAGAGCCATTAAAAAATTTAATCTGACAGAAGATGATCTTCCTTATTTTCGAACACTGCATTCATTAGCTTTTAGAAGATTAGGATTAAAAAAAGAAAATGTAATGCAACCCTATCATTATAAAGATTTAGGAGAAACACTTAAACTTCCTCTATCGGTTCCCGCATGGGACAATGATGAAAGTCATGCTTTCTTTTCTTCAGAAAGTGAGGAACTTAATATTATTTCTAAAGCTAAACATAAACAAATTAAAGTTGAACAACAATATGACCTAGGAGAGCATAGTAAAGAAGTATCCCGGGAAAAATTAATTATTTTAGCCAATGAACTAGAAATTTATAAGAGAGAATATGGTCTTATTGATTTTCATGACATGATAGCCAATTTTATTAAGAGTGATAAATGCCCTAAATTTGATGCAACTTTTATTGATGAAGCCCAGGATCTATCTAAAGTTCAATGGGATATGGCTAAAAATATTTGGAAAAAAACAAAAGATTCTTTCATAGCTGGTGATGACGATCAAGCTATATTTAGATGGGCCGGCGCAGATGTAGATAGTTTTATTGCCTTAGATGGAAAAATTAATCAACTAATCCAATCATTTAGAGTACCTATAAAAGTTCATAAATTAGCGGCCGATATTGTAAATAGAATTTCAAAAAGAATCAATAAAAATTGGTTACCTTCTAAGCGTGAAGGAGCAATAAAATGGTACGATAGTTTTGATCAAATTAATTTGAAAGAAGGAAATTGGTTAGTTCTAACAAGAACTAATTATCAGTTAAATGATGTTGAAAAAATTCTTTATGAAGATGGAATGTATTTTAAAAGTAAAAATAAAAAGAATTATGAAGCAGATCTTTATCAAGCTGTTACTGATTGGGAAAATTTGCGTAAAGGATCATTAGTAGAACATAAAAAATTTATGCATATTGCAGGTTACATGAGCCCTAAAAATTTAGATAAAAATGCTATTCAAGGAATGGCTAAAGAATCTTTCTACGGCATTGACCAACTTAAAAAGGATTATGGATTACGAACAGAGCAAATATGGTATGAAGCTTTGGATGATGCACCATGGCGAAGAGTTGAATATATTCGTTCTATGCGTAATAATGGAGAAAAATTAAACAGAGATCCACGAATTAATTTATCAACTATTCATGGAGCAAAAGGAGGAGAATGCACAAACGTAGTACTATTGACCGATCTCACAGAAAATACTATGAAAGGATATGAAAAAAATCCCGACGATGAAGAAAGATTATTTTATGTGGGAGCAACTCGAACTAAAGAAACATTGCACATCGTAAACCCTAAAGATATTTATAAAGGATATAGAATATGAGCGTATGGAAAAAACAAGTCGGAGGAAATCATTATACCAAATATAAAATGCAACCTAGTAAATTTGTAACTGAAAATAAATTATTGTATCCTGAAGGAAGTGTTATTAAATATATAGTACGTCATCAGGATAAAGGAGGAAAGGAAGATCTAGAAAAAGCAAAACACATGATTGATATGATTATTGAACGTGATTATAAAGAAGAAGAAAAAGAAATGACTCAAGAAGAATGGATAAATGGTTATAGAAAATGGAAAAAAGAAGGGTGTCCGCATAACTAATGCAGATCCCTTTATTTACTCCTCAGACCGAATGGATTCCTCCTGAAGAATTTCCAGATCTCTCAAAACATAAGGAAATAGCCATTGATTTAGAGACCAAGGACCCTGACCTAATTAAAATGGGGTCAGGATCAGTTATGGGAAAAGGTCATGTGACAGGTATTTCTGTAGCCGTTGACGGATGGTCGGGCTATTTTCCTATTGCTCATGAGGGTGGCGGAAACATGGACATGAATAGAGTTCTTTCCTGGTTTAGAGAAGTTATGCGAACCAACTCCATGAAAATTTTTCATAATGCCATGTACGATATGTCCTGGATTATGACCTTAGGAATACCTGAAATCAACGGAAGAATCGTTGATACCATGATTGCAACGGCTTTGGTAAATGAGAATAGATTTAAATATGATCTTAACTCCTGCTCAAAGGAATATATTGGTCAAGGAAAAGATGAATCTGCTCTATACGCAGCTGCAAAAGAATGGGGAATCGATCCTAAAGTGGAAATGTATAAGCTTCCTGCAATGTATGTAGGGTCCTATGCTGAAAAAGACGCTGAACTTACCTATTACTTATGGCAAGAACTAAAACAGAAAATTATTACTCAAGATCTAGATGCTATTTTTAAATTAGAAACCGATTTATTTCCTTGTCTTATTGCGATGAGACATAAAGGAGTAAGAGTTGATGAAGAACTCGCTCACACTTATAAAAAAAACTTAATGGAAAGGGAAAACAAACTTTTACAAAAAGTCAAGAAAGAAACAGATGTGGAAGTTCAAATTTGGGCGGCGAGAAGTATAGCACAAGTCTTCGATCATTTAAAGATACATTACGATAGAACTGAAAAGACGAATGCCCCTTCATTTACAAAGAATTTTTTAGCTAACCATCCCCATCCTATGGTTAAACTTATTGCCCAGGCTCGTGAAATTAATAAAGCTCACACCACATTCATAGATACTATATTAAAACATGCACACAAAGGAAGGATTTATTCTGAAATAAATCAATTAAGATCTGACAATGGTGGAACCGTTACTGGAAGATTTTCCTACGCACATCCCAACCTTCAGCAAATCCCGGCACGAAATAAAGAACTGGGTCCCATGATTCGTTCTTTGTTTCTGCCGGACGAAGGATATAAGTGGGGATGTTTTGATTACAATCAGCAGGAACCAAGACTCGTAGTTCATTACGCAATGCTTCAAAATATGTATGGCGTCAATGAAGTTGCTCAATCATATGAAGAAGGAAATGCAGACTTCCATGCTATTGTAGCCGAGATGGCGGACATCCCTA